TATATTTACAAAACAAATATACAAATATTTTTATCTGATTGAATATTTGCCGTAGTTAGGACGGTTAAAGCTATTGAATATTGCATATCTGGAAGCGTCAATGCCGTGGTTAAAAGCATCCACTGGCCTATTCGTTGCCTTGCCATCCTTATCCTGAATGTATTTGTAGTTTCTAAACTCCTTAATAAGATTGGTTGATCGTGTGGTAATGTGTATTTTGTAACGCCTCATCATATCAATACCTATATTTATACTATCAGGGCCTTTAGCCGTCGGCTTGACATTAAACCCATAGGAATGAATCTCATTAATGGACTTCGGTTCGCTTGAATCAGCAAATATATTTACACGCCTATCTATATTAAGCGACCTCATCACATCCACAATATCCTTGTTTGTCATTCCGTTCTGGTAAATATGCTCATCCAAATAAATCTTGTCATCATAAAGGTAAACAGAAACCAATGCCGTAGGATCTTGAGTATACCCAAAGTCTAAACCATAAGCAATGAACCGAGCTTCTTGTGGGATGTTTCCAATCTCCTCATAATTAAATACCAATAGTTTAGATTGGGCCTTTTGGCCAAGTCCATAAATCCTCCAGTATGTTTCATCAACTTCCTTAAGCCGTTCAATCTCTGCCACCAGGTTAGCATCAAGGAATGGATTATCTTTGTAAGTGGTAACAAAAAACTCGGCATCGGGCCTTGGGATGATATTATCATAAAGCCAATGATACTCTTCGGATGGATTAAAGTCAATTATTACCTTGTCAGTTGTTCTTATGTTTAATTGGAAGAAATCTTCCCATTTAAGCTCGTTGCCTTCATTGACAAATAGTAAGTGCCTTTTGCGACCACGAATCTTTTGTGGCTCATCCAAACTGACAAACTCAATTACATTGGAATTTAGATGATATTCGTTTACAGATTTGTAGTGATCCTCCTCATTGTACAAATCATATTTGCGTAATAACTCAAAAAAGTCCCTCATCACTGATCCTCGCAAAGCTGGACCGTGCTTTCTTACTATTGATATTATTTTGTTCTGATTGGATAAGCAATACTTGAATATAATCCAAATAAGGATATTATAAGTCTTCCCAGAACGAGTACCCCCTTGCTCGACTGTAAAACGCTTTGTGCTTTGCTCTAAATGGACAAATACACAATTACTCTTCAAGTTTATTGATGACCTCAATGTTTATGTCTAATGCTTTGCCATTCATTCCCGTAATCTCCTTGCGTTCAATATAGCCTCTGTCCTTACCTTTAGTTTTGAGCATAAAGATTATAGCCGTTGGGTTGCCATCTCTGATAAGCTCATATAGTTTTGATTCAGTAAAATCTAAAACAAGGTTTTGAATCTCTTGAACTTTATCTGCAAACTCTGGATCATCACGCATCCATTTATATGGAGTTGTTCTATCCATATTCAACTTTTTAGTTGCCTGGCTTATTATTCCAAGATGCTTTTCTAAAACTTCAAGAAAGGCTTCCTTTTTAGATTGTAGATTATGTTGAATATTCATTTTAGCTTTATGGTTAATTCAATCCAATAAATAAGGAATGACAAGTTGATTATTACTTCGTTTTCCTCATAGTCTAATATCAATGACGGCCATATATAAATACAAGTATACCACTTGCCTGATTTAATCTTCATAAGTTTCTTTGTAGTATTGTTCAAATCCTTTTCCTCCTTCTTCCATTGATTCTTGTCCAGCTTTGAATATTCTAAACGCTTCAAACTTTTCAATTTTAATTTTAATAGGTGTAAGTTTAGCCATACACAAATCACGATTTAATATACTTGTATGGAATGTATTCATCATTTTAATAACATCTTCGTGTGTATATATGACATTAGATTTATCGGAATTTCCGATTTTTCTTTCAATTTTTGTTTTCATTTGTTGTTTTTTCATAACTCTTTTATTTTTTGTTCATACCATTGCGCTTTCTTTAAATCTTGGTCAATAGGTTGGTTTGGTTTATTGCCTAAACGCATACGATATTTAAAAGCACACATTTGACAGTGTAACTTAAAAGCTTCCTTCCCCCATATGTCAACCATCATTTCCCAGACTTCTTTGTTTAGTGTTTTATAGTGCTCTGGGTTAATGTAGTCATATACCTCGCCTTGTTCTCTGTCTTGATGAAATGTAGCCATTCTGAAAATTTGATTGGGTTAATGTTTTTCTCTTGGAGATAGTCCAAGGTTCTTGTGGTTAGTGGTGTTAATTTTTTCATATCAGTGCAAATATAGTATTTTAATTTTACAATTTCAAATCTTGCCTATATCCATTCGTAGCTTGTGTATCTTTTTTAAATCTTCTTTGCAATCTGTAATATCACCGTACTCAATATGACAAGGTCTGCAAAGTGCCATCAAGTTAAATATGTTATCCTTGGAAGTTCTTCCCCCCATTCCCCTGGCTTCAATATGGTGGATGTCCGTTGCTCTGGCCTCACAGACTTCGCAAGGGATGAAGTCGGATGTATCATAGCCAAAATAATCCAAGTATATTTTAGTGTGCTTTTTCATTGATGTAAGCAAGTATTCGTTCTGATGTTGTTGTATAGTCTGGGAAATCCTTGTCAAGTTTTTTGATGAACTTCTCAAACTTTTTTAAGTCGGTATTGTTATTAAAACAGATAGTATAGTTAAAACTGTCTTCTTTATCCTCTTGCACCTCCTCCGCATCTTCCACTTCAAATAGGTTAGGATCAAGGTCAAGGCCAAATCCATCAAGCTCACTTAAATCCCACTCATTTGCCAAGGCATCAAAATCCCAATCCCCATAGTTAAGATTGTCCTTAATAAGAAATTCCTTTTGCTGATCAATCGGTAAATCAACCACCAAAACTTCAGTTTCTTTGAATCCTAATTCTTTAAGAGCTTTAAGTCTCATATTACCCCCAAGCACCTCAAAGTCTTTATTGACTACAATAGGCCTAATATCCAGCATTTGCGGAAACTCCTTAATTGATAATAAGAGCTTCTTATATTTCGCCTTGTTGATTACCCTCGGATTGTTTGGGTTGGTTTTCAGTTTCGATACTTGTAATTTCATTATAATAATTTTTTAAAAGTTCAGCCTCTTCACGATTTTCAAATTGACCAACTATAAGACCATCGTGCCAAACACGAAAGTATTTTTTTGGATCGGGATTAAGGTCATATAAATAACTGATGCTAATTGATGCCATACTCCTTATGTATAATTAAAAGGTCATTGATCATATCTTGCCAGGCTTTAGGGTTACAAGTACAAGGTCTATAAAATTTCCTTGATTGAAATACTCTATTCCAAATAGTCGCAATTTCGTCGCCTTCTTGTTTTGTCAAGGTTGTATTATTAACCTTTTGAAACTCGGTTAAATAGTTAAACTCGTTTTCAGTCAAGCACAATGGTTGCTTGTAACGGAATAACTTATTGAGCTTCTCTTTACGCTCTTCGCATCCGCAGTCTTCTCCAGCAATGAACTTGACAAGCTTATCAATCCCAGTCGCTTTGGTTACCTTCGCAATCGTGTCCCCCAAACCTAACGATGGTTGTTCTTGTGTTTCTTGACTCTCGATATGCTCGATAATCGTTTTTTGTTTGTTTTTTAAGTTTTTCTTTGGCATTTTTTATAGTATTAAATATTGAATGTACTCCAATCCCAGTGCTTTTGGCTATATCTCTTAAGCTGCAACCATTTACAAAATACAATTCAAGGAGCATTTGCTCATATTCCCCGAAGCCTTGTATGATTCGTTTAAGTTTATGTATTAAAATCTGATATTTTTGCTCTTGATCATCAACTGGCTCAAGCTCGTATTCAAAATTAGTGAAGTCCGCCCCGTACTCCTTGCGTTTGTGGAAGTCGTAGTATAGGTTCTGAATGACCTTAAACACATAAACCGTATTTATACCCCCAGAATAGTTGACTAACTTCTCAAGATTGCCTTCTTTGATTTGTAATTCACCTATTTTTAAGTACATCTGTTGCACAATTTCCTTTGCCGTCGCTGAATCAGCCCCTAAATAATTTGCTATTTTGAGCCATTCTTTGTGCTTATTGGCAAAGTCTTGAAGTGTCAGCATAGGTATTCTTTAATTTTGGCCTCAAAGTCTTCAAATGAATAGCAAACAATGTACTTGAATCCGTTATCCTCGACATCCTTTTGCCATTCCTTTTGAGTATCTGTTTGCTTATTAGGCTTGATTTTCATCTCAATGCACAAACCGTGGTAGTTTTCTGTTGGTTTAAGCAATATAAGGTCAGCAACGCCAGACAATACGCCCTCGGCTTTTAATAGTTTAGCCGTTATAAGTGAGCGTTTGCCCCCATTAGGCACGGCAAATAACAGTCTTGCAAGTTTAGGATAGTTAAACCTAAACCATTTGACGCATATAATCTGCAATTTGCTTTCCTCGTGTCTCATAAATTAGACCATACAATTAGAGTCAATAAGCCAATTAACCCAATAATAAAAAAGCCAATCGCTTCGTATAAATGATGGTTGTCGTCGTCTTGATTATACATAGCCTAATTCTTTTTTGCGTTTATCTTGTGCAGTTGTTTGACGATTCACCCAATTAGTCCCCCTTAAATCAGGCCTCATTTGTTGAAGTTGTCGCCTTGCTCGGCTTACTGATTCAAAAGACGGAATGGTTTTGTTTTTCATTGCCTTGAGTAATTCAAGGGCCGTGATGTTTTGGGCATCATAAAGCTTTAAGATTTGATTATACAAATAATAATCACAGTCCCTGGTGTGCTTTTGGTATAGCAAAATGTCCTCTATTGTTTCGTTTATTTTCATATCTGAAACAAATGTACATTTAAAATTTTAAATTTAAAAAGAGTTACTTAAAAAATATTCACAATTTATGTGATTCTGTAGTGTTTAAAGTACATTACTTTAAATTCCTCATAAGATAACATACTTATAAACTCCATACCTCCAGAATAAATACTGGTATATTCCAATCCATCGTAGTCAATATACTTGCCAAATGAATCAATATGAATAAACAGTCGTGGAGCAATATCACATTCAGACATAACATACCCTTCGTCTTCGTTTTCGAGTTGGGCATCAGTTAGCTGAAATATGTCAAGCTCAAGCATTAGTATATTTCTTTAGTAAAGTAATCAATACGCTTGTTGTGTACTCGATAGTTGCCGTTTTCTTTGATTTCTATCATTGCAAAGCCCTGGTTATGTTTCGTGTTAAATGGATCATAATCGGGGGCGAGTTCGCATAAGCATCCAGTTGAATAGGTCGTTGATAGTTCGTGATTCAATATGCTTTCGGAATGTTCAGATGTGGTATGACAATGTCCTATAAGCATTGATGACTTAATACGGTTATAAACACCTCTTGCTGGGTTTACTGGGCTAAAAAATCCTTTAACAATCATATGGCCGTGAGTCATTGGAAGCTTACCAGCCATTAAAATAACATTCTGATCGTGCCAAATGATATTTTTCTCTCTTAATTTAAGTCTTGAAGATAGAGTATAATACTCATCGTGAAACAAAGCTGGGGCTTTTTTCATTAAATAACGCTTATACCAGTTGTCGTGGTTGCCTTCAATCCAATGTATTGGACACTTGAAACGGTCATTAAGCATATCAAGGAAATCAGACACCATTTCAAACCATTGGCGGATTTCAGAATACAATGGTGGAGGAGCATCGTGGCTTGTGAACGGTTCATTGTCTAAAATATCACCTCCTAAAACTATACAGTCAATCTGATTATCTAATCCAAACTGCAAAGCACTTGTCAAAGCTTCATTGTCTTGGTTTGGGAAGTGTATATCTGACAACCATAGCACTCTTGTCGCACCTTCAATCTTTACAAACTTGCGGACATTGGCCCTTGATTCTGGCAAACCAAATGGGTTCTCCCTTGATTGTATTCTATCTGTTTTGATCGGGTTTTTAAGCTTTGACCATCGGCCTGAATGTTGGCTTAAGATTGTCCTGGCTGCACTATAATTAGTAAATAGTGTTGGATAGTGCTCCATTAGTAACTGTGCTAAAGTCCTGATGGATGATTGAGGATATTTTGCAAGGTATTCTCTTACAATTAATCCTTTTTTGCTGATTTGCCCCATTGAAAATAGAACGCATCTTTACGATTTTGTTACTTTATGTAGCTAAATATGTGGGCTATTACATCGACTGTCCAGCCATTTCCAAGCATCTTATACCTTTGAGAATCAGAAACATAAGCCGTATATCCATCTTTAACAGTTTGAAGCCTTTCACATTCTGTTGGGGTTAGTCTTCTTATTTTATTATAAAATTCAATAGCATTTGTATGACCAGTATCCAAACAATATGTTTTCCCATCATCTCTTGTTAAATGACCAGTACCACCTTTACCAGATGTGCTTGACCGTGGCATCATATTATGTACAATTATATCTGAATCAGAATTGCTTAAACTTTTAAAATGATTTGTTTTAATTGTATTTAAATAGTACTTGTCATCAACTTTAGTTTCCAAAACATCTTTTAACAGTATGCCTTTGTCTTTAGGTTGTTCGATTATGCTTTGTAAATCTCCAAACAATCCGCCAGGTATCATACCTATATTAGTCCAATAAAGCCTTTGTCTGTTTTGTGCTGATACCAAGCTTGAATTTATCATAATAGGATTAACCCCTATAGCTTTGCTTAAAACCTTCTCCCATTTTTCGCCCATCATTACATTTTCAAGTAAAAATAATACATTAGGGTTCTTTTCTCTTAACTCATTAAGCAATCGCATATATTCCCAAAACAAATAAGATTGACCTTCAAACTCAAACCCTTCAGCTTTCAATTGCAAATAATGATCAAGTGTTAAAATCTCTTGTTCATCTTTTGTACTCATCCCTTTACGCTTACCAGCAAATGAGAATGATTGGCAAGGTGAACCACCAATTAATAAATCAATCTTTGGTAAAGCTCTTCCATCAACATTGACAACCGAACCAAGTTGAAGTGTATTTGGGTAATTTGCCATTGTAACTTGAATAGCATACTTATCAATCTCAGATGCAAAATACTCATCCACTTTAATTCCTTGTCGTTGCAAAGCTTGTTGGCCACAAGACATTCCGTCAAATAAACTTAATACTTTCATTTTGGTAAACAATCAAATCCTAAACTTTTAATAACTTCAACTTTTAATACTTTCACTGGTTCTTTAAAATATCTTTTGCGGTTAAAATACCCATCAGTGTGTTTATATACCACATCTTTAACCCACTTTGGTCCTTTGTCTGTTTGGACAAGTAGATTAGCTCTGAATATTTCTGTTGGCATAACAAGTTCTATAATGAAGACATACACAAGCAAACATTCTCCAATTAATATTTGGCAAGGAGAAGTTGTTAATGAATGTCATAAATGGGTTATTTTTCGTTTGGTCTCTTTTGTACTTATCTTCCAAAGCCAGTTTTAATTCACTGATCATAATTTCAAGTACAAACTCTGGGTATTGCATATCATCAAAAGTTCTTATAAACTCATACTTTGAACTAAAGAACATTGGAAACGAATCAAACTTTTTAGTCTCTTCGTAGTCATACCAAACTTTCCTCATATCTTCATATCCCTGGCGTTCCTCCTCTGGAGTAAGCTTCACAAAGTTTTCAGTCTTTTTTATTATTGGCTTTTGGATGTCAATTTCACCAAGCAAACCACTATTGATTGCCTTATAGATAACTGTTGCTACAAATTGAGCGTTTAGTCGTTCTGGCTTCTTTACATCAATTATTCCCATTATCCATTTGTCCATAGATTCCTTAATGACATTGATATTGTATTTACCATAGTTTTGTTTGATAAACTCAACAATCTCTGCTGGGTATTTCGGGATATCAAGGTCGGCTAACATACATACATTTTCGAGTATTTTGCCTATTTCTTTATTTTGTGCGTCTTTTATATACATAGTTTTCAAATTTAATCCCATTTAATTGATTTTTCTTCCTTTACTTTTATTTCATCTTCCCAACGCTCTTGGTTAAGGTATGTGAGTGGATGTGGTGGCGTATAACTTGCAAATGGTTTGTAAGCCAAAAAGCTCGGGAGCGTCGCCGAAATTTTCGCCCTCTGTGATTCCGTTAGTTTTTTGTATTTAGATTCACATCCTTTTTTGTTATTCTTATTAGGATATAAATTCCAAAAAGATTCAAAAGAAAAACAAGTATTTATATTATCTTTATTTTGTATTTCTTTATTTAGTAACTCTTTACTTTGTTTATCTTTACTTTGTAGTTGCAGGTTGGCCGTCGACGGCTTTTCCGTAGATGGTTCAATCGTATATGGGTTATCCAAGTTCGGTATATTCCCTTTTTCCCCATTGTAAGCAACATCATAAACTATATGGTTATAAGTAAACCTTCCTTTATCATCGTATTGCTTAACTGATAAGATAAATCCTTTGTCCTGAAGCTCTTTAAAAACCCTATCAAGCTTTTCCCTTCCCATATTTAATTGAGTATGTAAATAAGATTTTTGAATCACCCAATCATTTGGGAGCTTTAATAGACTTGCCAAAAGTCCGATGGCTTCAATACTTAACCCAGAGTTAAAAATGTCATTGGGTAATACCGTGTAATTACTGGCGTGTTTTGATTTGATTATTGACATAAATAAAAAAGAGCATTAGTTTTCTTAGACTTTCGCGTGGGTGTAGTTAAACCCAGTCTAATACTCGCCAATGCTCTATTTAAAATATTATTCATAACTACTTAGGACGCGAATCCTTTTGCAAATATAAAGTTTGTTTTGTAATTTCCAAATATTTTTATTACTTTTGCAGTAATTTTTTCATATCTGACAGGATTAGGGGGCTATTGCCCCTTTTTCTTTAATACAATACTATCTTTATAAGGCACAAATTTAGCTGACATCATTATTTCACCTTCCTCGCTGATCATTCCGTTATTACTCAAAGACAACCTATAAGACTGTTTAGCAACATCTTGAATAGCTTTAAGCCTGGCGGATAGTTCAACATACTCTGGAATATGGTCATACTCGTATCTTCCTCCTCCAGTCCTTACTTCAACCACATAACCATTAAACTCTTGCTTATTATACTGATTAGCAGACTTTAAGAAATCTTCGTTTAAATCGCTTGAAATCTTATCGATGGTATCTTGTATCTGTTTTAAAGCAATAAGCAGTTCTAAAGGCTCAGAATAGCCTAAATTGACATCATTGTGCATCATCCTCAATTCAGACAATACACTTATAGGGGATATTTTCTTTTTTAACATAGTTAGAATGGCAAATCTTCCCTATTGTCTTTAGATATCTTCTTTGCTTTTAAGTCAAATTTTTCACCCAACATTTCAAAGTATGGGTTAACTCCAGATTCAACATAAGCTTCAAAATATTTAGCGTGTTCAAATAAGCTTTCAAATTTGATATGGCCACTAACCACTAAATCAGTTACGCATTTAAGGACTGACATACGAGCAATCTTCTTGTCTTTATCAGGATCGCTTGGTTTAGATGCGAAAGGCACGAAAGGTGCTTTGACTGGTTTTACTGTGTGAAATAACTTTCCATTGACATCTTTGCTTGTAATGTCGTAAGTTGATTCCTCACCCAATTTAAAAGAGGTTTGGTCTTTAGACTTTGAGTTGTAGTCTCCGACATCACCATTTGTGAAGCCGATTTCAAAACGATACATTGTACCGTACTTTGATTCCCAAGTCCCAGAGGCTTGGATGTGATTTACTGTGCTTGTTTTTTCCATAATGATTCTTGTTTTAAAGTGTAATTCATTCTTGTTAAAATTTCGATTTTTTTCTCTTGGCTCATAGCGTTGTGGCGAAAGTTAAACCTCCACGAAGCTATTGTGTTGTAATTAATGCCCATTGCGTCGGCTAACTCCTCATTTGATTTAGCAAACACCTCACTCAAGGCCACTTGCATTGTTTGTTCTTCCATATTCTATTTGTTTGATAATAATGTCCCATTCAATCTCATCCAATAACACCATAAGCATCTTGTAAAGTGGCTCTGGGTTATCCCCTGAATACTCCACTATTTTGCCTCTGATGGCTTTGTATACATAAAGGTAAAGTGTTTGTGCATCAAAGCTTGGATTAGATAATAAAAATTGTTCGATGTTGATGATACCATCAAGGTTCTCAATCATTTGGTAGGTAGGATAGTTACCAACCCCTAAATCTGTGTTGTATTTCATATTTGACATTGCGAATTTATATTTTATTTTGTAATTTTCCAAAACATACTTGGTGGGTAGTTCATATTTTTCTTGATTGTTTTGTATTGGCCAAGGTAACCCCAAACCAAGCCACCATATTGTTTCTGTGAATAGATGATTGGGATGCCATTACGCATACGCATCTCCTCAAACTTGTTGACGAATCGAGGACCATCACCAAACTCACTCCACCAAAAAAGATAATCGCCCTTTTTTAGTTTCATAAACTCAACCACATCATCTTCGGTGTATTGCATTACTGTCGGCAAGTGTTCTGTGATTACCATAAATTGATTTTTAAGATTGATTCACCATACTTTTTTTGTGCAACCAACATACCCATAATGATTTCAAATTTGTAGTGCTTCTTTTGTTGCAAGGCCCACACAAATAGGTGTTCGTAATGCATTGAAATTGTAACCACATTACCAACGGCCTCAATAGGCAATCTTGTCTTGATTCGATAGAGTTGCTCAAATCTCTTGGCAAGTCTAAAAAGTTCTATTGTTTTCATATTGATGGCACAAAGGTACTATTTAGAATTGTAAAAACAAAATAAATATGATAAAATTTTTTAAATGGCTTAATATTTATGTTTGAATATTGTGTTGGTAAGCGTCAGCCCCATATAACTCAAATGCTTTTTTATTATAAGCTTTTTTAGCATCGTCAATATTTTTAAACGAACCTAACTTTAATGTTTTATTCTGATGGCTTATACAAGCTCTATATCTATTCCCAGATTTATCAAAATAGATACCTCTACCATTTGGGTTTTTAACTTCGCAATTATAATTGTTTAATTTATTACTTACAATTCTTAAATTTTCTCTTCTATTGTCAAAACGCTTTCGGTTTATATGATCAACAATCTCATTTTTTTTAGCTCCTATAATTATTCTATGTAAATAATCATATTTTTTAGAGTCCCCTTCAAAGCATCTATAATAACCGCTTTGCTTATCGTATCTTATTTTGTATTTAGATAATACCCAGTTATCTTCATTTGATATTAATAAAGTATCCATATTGCAAATATAATACTTTAATGGGGAGGATAAAAGTTTTTTTTATTAAATTTTAGCTAACTGAAAATGCATCGGATCAGAACGAAGCCACAACCCACCCCAATCAAATCCAGCGTCAGTAAAGCATTTTGCGAATGTCGGAGATAGTTTAGGCGTTTGATATAATCCATTTTCAAAGGCATTGACATCAATAGCCAAACCCCAAGAATGTAAGCTCATAGTCGATAGGCCTCGCTTTTTTCTAATGTTAAAACAACCATCCCAGGTCTTTAGCTCCTTAACCGCTCCAGTATCAATAAGATTCTTAAACGCCTTTTTAAGTGGCTCAACCATTAGCCTATTACAGTATATTCGTTTTGGTATAATGCCAATTTCCAACTCTGTTGGCACATCCCAAAGCGTCATACACTTATTAGATGCTGACGGCTCACCGAATTTTGCCAAACATTGTTTACTTGATACCATCGACCTGAATAAAATTAGAAAGGAATTTACCACAACCACCAATAATTGCACACCATCTCATAAGCTCTGGATCATTCAAATTAAATGAAGCCACAAATATAGTCGCACCTGCTATGGCATCCCCAAACATACGGACTTGCTTTTGTGTTGGGCTGAAATATGGTTTTAGTTTTATCTGCATCGTCCCTGGCCTCTGTATTTTTTATCTGGCTTTGAGTTTTTACTGTGAACGCCCTTGTTATTCTTTTTAGGCTTCACCTTAAACATCTTTAGTACATCAACCTTACTCCCCTTCTTTGCCATTGATGTTCTTTGTTTTGAAATAATAGTAACGAATAGCAAATAAACCCGATACAATAGCCACTAAACCCCACACAAAAGATACGATAGGTTGCACGCTTGTCATAAAGTGTGCAATGCCTCCAACGAAAGTTGTAGTTGTTAATGCGTCGGCTATATTGTCGTTGTTACTCATTGATAGGTGTCGGTGGAATTGGTGGTATGTACTCAACAAAAGGGCAATTAAGTATCCACGCCCATTCGGAATTAGTTACGATTACGATGTCATCAGCTGACAAAAATGTGAACCAATCTGCGTTGATGTCTTGAACACAGTTGAAGTATTGGTCAGGGGCGTACATTACGCCTTGAATTGAATCTTTTTGTGATATGTCTAAAAGGTATCCTTCCATTTTATTATATTATTTAAACTTGGCGGGCCAATTCAGTTTGATAGGTTTGTATTGTAGTATATAAATTACCCGATTCAGTAGTGTTTAATGAATCGCAAATATACCCAGCGCAAAACCTATTATTTACGAATTGTTGAGTAGTTCCATTCACATTTATACCACCAATTGAAAATGGTTGATTTGGTCTATTTGTACCATTTAAACTACCACTTGCAGTTTGTGTCCTTACATAAGCATTAACTGTTGTATTGTTATTAGTTACAAACATATGCCCAGTTGCCGCAGGCGATGCCGTCATTGATGTTGTATTTGCGGCAAACATATTAAAAGATAAAGCATTTCCACTATTTATCTGAATAGATGCATAGTTTGTACTTCCACTAAACGCCCCAATAGGATGTTTATCGTTTACAAATGTAGTTGCAGTATTTACATAAACACCAAAGCCAAGCGGCTTATCTGTAAAAACAGTAGTCGCATTTAAATAAGTATTTGCAAATCCATTCACACCATTTGGCGTTGCTCCTTGTTTACTATATGTCCAAGTACCGTTGAACGCTAATCTGAACGCAGCGTCAAGGTCTCTTGCGTCTTTAAGGTTATATTTGAACTGAGAAACAAATCTGTTTGCTGGGGTTGTGGCTATTGGTTGGTAGGTAGTTAACGCCCCTTGTTCAAATTGAAATCCCCAAGTAAAAATACCGCTTGTGCCGTCTCCAAGATAGTTATAGGTTGAACCATTGCTTGAAGTTGCCCAATAATAATTTGATACTACAGTTGCCGCATTTCTTGTCGCTGAACATCTATACCACCCGTTTCCTACCGAAGTTATACTTGTGCTTGTATAACCGCTTTGGCTTACTAAAGTCCCAGTCGACAAATTAAAATAAGCAGTATGAACGCCAGCATCATCATCAATCAAAACTGCATATTGCCTTTCAGCAGCTTTAAAATACCCAGATACTGTATAAGTTAATCCAGCAGTCAAAGTTGATGCAGTCTTTAACCAATGCCCAGAACTTACCGCAGTTTCTGTAATTTTATTTGCAGTATTAGTTCCATCTGGAGCAGTGCCAACATTTTGAGTTAATGTTATAGCAGTTTTTGTCCAAAAAGCGTTTGAATAATCAGTTGTATAACTTAATAGATTTGTTGTATCAGAAACGAAAGGATAGATAGCTTTCATCTTCGACCATAGGCCGTAAGATTTAAGATTTGCTACAAGATTATTTACCGCATTAACCTCTGTCGTGCCAGTCAGTCCAGTTGCAGCAATAAACGCCTGGGCATCACTATCCCCATAGCTAACACCTCTTCTCCCTACACTTATAGATGGGCCAAAATACATTATTAGATATTGTACATTATTACTGAACCACTCGTCAAGGTAATTGAGCTAATATATGTACCATCAGGCACACAAATAAACGCTCCTTGCTTTAAGGTTACGCCACTCAATCCTAAAGATGTCATCAATGATGCGCTTGCTTGATCAAGAATTGCTGAAACAACCGCATCAGCGTTAACCACAAAACCTCTAAATGTGCCAGTGTTTGCACTTGTATTTGAAACGACTTTACAACCAGTGTATCCAGCCGAGAATGATGTTGCACTTATACTCATATATATAATACTTTTATTTTGTAAATTGTTACA